CTAGGAAGTTCAAAATGACCAAACAAATACTTTGTTTTGATACTACTCATCTTCTTCCACTCGTCGCCAACTAACCACGGCACAAGTGCAACGTCATCTTCAATAAGAATCTCGTCAACAAATGTAATGCCTGGAATGTGCTTTGCAAATGCTGTGCTGTTAACAGAACGTTTGTCTTTATAATACAAATCGTGGTTACCATCAAAGAAGTAAAACTTCTCAAATGCAGCACCTAGCTTTTCCATGCTTCTAATTGTTGCATCCATAGTAGTAAGATTAAGCGAATTTCTGTTATGATGCCAGTCGCCGCAGAAGATACCAGTCTCGCAACCGTTATCTTTAGCAGTTTGAATGTACCAATCAATAAATTCTTCGCAATCGTCGTTGTGAACACGACTATTGCCTTTTAGACCAAAATGGATATCCGTAAATACCGCAGCTTTTTTAAACAAGGTTATTTCTCCATATATACTTGTTAAAGTATACTATATAATTATACACTTGTCAACTATTTTTTATCAGAAAAGGCCGATGCACTTGCTTCTTCATTGCGTTTGACACTTGCTTCCCATTCGCCCTGATTTTGTCTTGTAAAACTAGGATTTAAGTCATTCATTTCAAGAATATCGTCTCGAATGTTTTGATTACGCTTTTCAATGTTGATAACACGCACAAAACTGTTAGTAACTGCGGCTGTGTAATATGCAAACGGGTTTTGTGATTTACTTTCGTCAAATTGCAAGCCAATTTGTGAAAGTTGTAGGATTGCTTGGCCTTTCATTTCGTCATTGTAGGTGTATCCACGTACATTCCCACGAGTAGCATAGCGATCAACAAGTTTTAGCCACATCATAGCAAGATTATTAGTTGCCTTGCCGTGATCCTTGCTAAAACAGCCATTTTCCATACCGCCTTGCCAGTGCGATTTACCTACACATACCAATTCATCTTGTTCATTAAATTTATAATGAACGAAAGGAGGAAAATTAAGTTTTGTTTTTGTATCTGCTACAGTTTTAGGATTCTTTTTACGTCCAGGCTCTTCAGGAATATGATCAAATGTCATCACTCGAAAAATTAATTCTTCCTTAGTAATATCAGTATATTTTACNTCGCAATCTGCTTGTTTTACTTTCTCTCCTGCTATTTTACGTCTTTCGTATTCTTCAGTAGACAATCTTTTTGCTTTGTTTCGTTTGGCTTCGGCAATAGTTCTAATATTAATTTTATCTACATCTAATAAAATAATATCAAAATCAGCATACTCAGGTGCTACATAGCTGTTAAATGTATTTTTTGATCTATGTATTTCTTTAAGTATATCTCTATTGTTTAGATAATTTCTTTTTCTCATTGTTTGGCTCCAGATTCCAGTTGTTATACTTATTATAAACTACTAAGTTAATTTTGTCAACTAAATACTANTGGAGATTAGTGAATTATGACAACAGCATATGGATACAGTAATAGCGGAGTTGGCAAACAAAATAGAATGGCACAAAATGCTGATCAAAATGTTGGGCCAAATGCAGCGCCTCAACAACAGCAGTTAGTTAGTGCAAGAGTTGGTCAAAATGCAAGAGAAAATGAAACACATGATTGGCGTGTAACACTTAGTGTTCCTACACAACTTGGCGGATCAAATATTTTTTCTCCTTTTGAAGCCGCTGGAAACAAATTAATATTTCCTTTTAATCCTACTATNTTGTTAGGCAGTAGTGCAAGTTATTCTTCAATACATCCTGTACATACCAACCACCCNTTTTATGCATACGAAAATAGCCAAATTGATAATATAACAATTACAGGAGAGTTTATTCAAGAAAATGAAAGAGATGCAAAATATTGGGTAGCAGTTCTGCATTATTTTAGAACTATGACAAAAATGTTTTATGGTGAAAGCAATCCCGTTGGTAATCCGCCATTAGTTGCTAGATTAAACGGCTATGGAAAACATGTATTAAATAATATCCCTGTTGTTATTACAAACTTTACTACAGATTTACCACAAGATGTAGACTATATTGAATGTATAGTAAACGACGAAATTAATTATGTACCGACCCAAAGCACATTTACAGTAACAGTACAGCCGCAATATGCAAGACGTTCACAATCAAGATTTAGTTTAAACAATTATATTAATGGAACACATATTAATTCACCGGAAGGATTTGTATAATGAAAAATCCACTAAGTCCATACGCAAATACAAAAATTAATGCCGCAGGATATCTTGATATTTTTGTTCCTAGGCCCATTCCAGTTGCAGGTGATGACGTAATTTACGAAATACGTCCAGCATATAACCGCAGACCGGATTTATTAGCGTATGATCTCTACGATCAAAAAGAATTATGGTGGGTATTTGCTCAAAGAAATCCAGATATTATAAAAGATCCTATATTTGATTTTACAACTGGTACAAAAATTTATCTTCCTCAAGGATCAGCACTTAGAGAAAAACTGGGGTACTAATGGCTTTTAGATTTAGCAATCCGTTAAGACAAGTAGCTAATGCCCAAACTTCGATTAATCGAGGACTTGGTCAGTTTGGGCAAGTGTCATCTGCTCTACAAAATTTTAACGACATACAACGTAATATTGGCCGAGTTAGCAGTAGTATTAGTCAAATTTCTAGTAATGCAGAGTCATTATCAGGTACTATCACTAGTATAAGCTCAGCAGGCGACATTTTAAATAGCCTTGGCGGTAACAGTTCTTTATCAAACACTATTAGAAGTGTAAGTTCGTTGACACGTGATGTACAGACGTTACTTCCTGGTAATACAAGAGTAGGAAGTCAAGCAGCTACACTTTCGCGAAGAGCCGAAGACCTATTTGCAAACACACAAAGAAACATACAAGGTATACAATCTATTAGCGGCGGAATTAATGATGTTCTTAATGGAACATTAGATGTTGGAAATCTTGCAAATAGGAGTTTAGGAAGTATTACTGGCGGATTAAATTTAGGAAGCATTGTAGGCAGCTCAAATTTAGGAAGTGTGAGTACTTCAGTACAATCGGCAATCAGTAGAATTACTAGTTCTGCACCAGAATTACAAAATATTGTTAATAATCCTATAAGTGTTGTTCCGAGAAGTGTTGCACAATTAACAGGAGCAATTGGAGAACGTTATGATGGGTTAAGGCAAGCCTACGATACACTGTCTTCATCAAATTCTTTTATCAACTATGTAGACAGCACATTTAGTCCCTTAGGCCAATCAACTGCAATACCTCAGAGTCAGCTAGGACAATTTGCAGATCTTCCTGCTCATTCGTTTGCAGGTGCCGGAATGGGAGCCGGTCAGGCATATAGTAAAATCCCTAATCCTTTGAGAAATTATTCTAGTTTTAATTATATTATTACACTTGGGATTTTAAGTGCAGAAGAATATAATAATCCTAACTCTTATCGCTCAACTGGCGGATTTGAAAATTATGTTATCCGTAGCGGAGGCGGCGACTATGCCAAGCGTTACCAAACAGATCAAGAATTAAATAATCAAAATCCTGGACATGCAGAATACTTTATAGATAATTTTGAAATGGATGCAGTAATTGCACCAAATCCAAATACTAACGTAGCTTTAGGAACTGCATTAACATTTACAGTATCAGAGCCTTATAGTATGGGCAATTTTATTGAAGCAATCATCGGCGCAGCAGCAACAGCAAATTTTAAAAATTATTTAGATGCGCCATTTTGTATAAGAATTGATTTTGTAGGATGGGATGAATTTGGTGTTGCAAATAAAACAGTAACCCAGCCTATTTTTATTCCAATAAAACTTACTAAAATAGATTTTAGTGTTGATGGTAAAGGATCAACATATGAAGTTAAAGCAGTTCCGATGAGCGAAGCTGGTTTAAGTGATGATGTTAATGAAATAAAAACTCCAATCAATGCGGCAGGAGATTTTTTACATACTGTATTGGAAACCGGCGCACGAAGTGTTACTGGTATTATGAATGATAGAGTTTCTCGTTTAGAAGATACTGGAGTTATTGCTCCTTATGATAGGTATGTAATTGTATTTCCAAAGTCGAGAGAAGCATTAACTGATTATTTAAAACAAGATATTATTAATCCGGATGCTCTTACAATTGATGTCAGAGAAAGAGTATTAGAACGAGTCGGCGGTGAAGTTACACTAGAAAATGCTACCGAAGCAGGCCGCCTAACAGAACAATATGCTGAAATAAATCAAAATATACGAGCAAATATTTCAAGCGTTGGCAAAATGTTTGCAAAATTAAAAACATTTGCAGAAGAAGAAGGCGAAATGAATGAAATTGGCCTAAGTGTATTAGTTGAAGATACTGCAACCGGCGGCAATCAACCTCAAGGATCACAATCGGGCTCAACTGGACCTGATGACGGTAGTAGAGGGCAAGCTGCAAGGAATGCGCCGGAAACTGCCCCAGCCGAAAAGGCAAGAGATTATCAATTTAATCAAGGTATGAGAATTACTGAAACCATTGAAAGAATGGTATTAAATAGTGCGTATGCTAGAGAACGTGCTACTGAGCCTGCACAAAATGGTATTAGAAAATGGTTTAAAATTGATACCCTAACATTTATTGAAGAAAATCCAGAAACGGAAGCACAAATAGGAAGACCGCCTAAAGTTTATGTCTTCAGTATAATTCCATATGATGCTGACGAAGCAAAGTTTAATGCACCAAACGAGCGCCCAGCAAACACCGAAGGTTTAAAAGCAGCAGCAGCTAAAGAGTACAACTATATCTATACCGGAAAAAACGAAGATGTATTGAATTTTGATCTTAAATTTAATAATGCATTTATGCAAACAGCATTTTCTAACTTTGGACAAAATAGTGCCGCTGCTGCTAGTGGGACATCACAAAGTTTAGTGCAAAGAGATGTATCTACAGGATCTTCCACTAGCCAACAAACTGGTGCAGGAAATCAAAGTACTACTGGTCAAGTTGGCGAAAGTGCTGCCAATGTAACCGGAGCAGGATACAGTAATGCAGTAGGCGACGGAGATATTCGTCGTAGAATTGCAGAACAATTTCATGACAGGATTATCAATCAAACAGTTGATATGGTAACTGCTGAAATGGAAATTATTGGAGATCCATTTTTTATTCCACAAGAAATGGGCAACTTTGCAGCAAGACAAGGCGACAGACCAAACACAACTGAAGAAGGAACAATGGCTTACCAAGGATCAGAAGTTTTTGCAGTTGTAAATTTTAGAACACCGTTTGATTATCAAGTAAACGGTGCAACAATTGAATTTCCTAAAGTAGTTCCAAAGTTTAGCGGATTGTTTAGTATTTGGGCTGTTACCAACAGCCTTAGCGGAGGAAAATTTACACAAACTCTTAAAATGATTAGACGAAGAGGACAAGATGATCCAGCAACAGATAATAATTTAGGAGCAGTACAAGAAAATCCTGAAACAGACATCACTAGTGAAGCTGGTTCTAATAGCGATTCTCAAACAGGGAATTCGGGAGCAAATACAAGTTCGGGGTCATCATATGACGAAGTCCCAACAACTCCTAATCGTGTTATTACTTCTACAAATCCGCCTGCAGCAGTTGTTAGAAATCCAACAGATGTAAGGTTTGGGTCTATTGATCAAGCAACTAATGCAGCAAGGGCATATGCACAAGCAAATCCAGGTTTTACATATGCTATTAGGCCGGGAACAAACGGAGGATTTACTGTCGCAAATAGACCAGCAGATTCGGCTCCGGTTGCAACTGATTTATCTGCTAGAGTTGAACAAACTGCTAGACAAAGTACGTCTGCGAATCAACCTAGAAGTCCAGCATGTTAAAGAGGTATAAATGACAAATTTTCCATTAGACGCAAATGATGAAGACATTCTTCGCCGTGGATTAACTCGTCCAAGTTTAGGAGAAGATCCACTTGCTATTAACTCCGTGTTTCAGTCAGTAAGGTCTCAGTATGATAATTTTACTGTCGGTGTAACAAGTATTGATAATATCTGGCCACAACGAACTGCAAGAGAATTACAAAATTTAACCGAAGAACAACGAAGACAAGTTTTAGAATCAAGAGGAGTCATTCCGCCAGCAGGATCATTGCCCTTTGGTACTGAAATTCCAGCAGTGCAGCAGGCTATTCAAAACGCTGCTCCTGAAATTGATTTAACTGCATTCGGCGGCGCCGGCGCAGCGATACCTACGCCAACAGACAGTTATGGACAATCATTACAGGGTGCTACAACTCAACCTAGAGTAATAACAGCATCAGGTAACACAACACCTACTCCAGTTGGAGTACAGCCTAGTTCAGTATCGTCTGATAGTCCGTATGTATATACTCCGATCGATTTATACGATGATCGCTATGATTTTTTAACAGGAAAAATTATAAGAAAAGGCATTGCTACTGGAGCCAAAGGCGGTGTAGGAACAGAAGAAAGGTCAACAGTTGCCTCACCTGGATTATCAAACACACAATCAGAAACACCAACAGCGCCTCCGGCACTTAATAATAATGATACAAGTGTAGAAACACGTCAAGATCAAAATGACATATCATTAGATGCATTTGGCGGCGCAGGAGCCGACGTGTCTACACCTGCTGCAATACCTACAGACACAACAGATGATGCAAGAGCAGCAAGACTAAATGCAACAACTGATCCGCGTTCTACAACATATGTTAATCCTAATTCTGCTGATGCTTCTGATCCTAGAGGTCCTCAACAAATTCCTCAACGAAGAGCACAAGTTAACGAAGCAACGTCTCCGAACGGAACTCCTTTAGGTATTAGTAGAGCTGAATATCGTTCGTTATCGGCTAGAGAGCAAGCCGCAGTAAGAAGACGCACGCCGGGTACAAGATCAAACCAACGATCAATTGATAGAATTAACCGCAATCGCGGCAATACAGGCTTTTAATAGCATAATTAATATTATAAAGTATTAATACAGGAAAAAAAATGGCTTCAGGAAATTACACAAGAACCCCATCAAGTAGTAACATTGTTAAGGACTCTGGACCTTTTGAAGCTATAGTAGTAAATCACCTTGACAGAAAATATATGGGCGGTTTAGAAGTTGAAATACTTCGATATGCAGCNGGCGGCAGCACGCCAGAAAGAACCGGACAACTTGCAAACGTAAAATATCTNATGCCATTTTATGGCGTTACTCCTAACAAGGGATTAACCGATAACGACGGTTATGAATACACTCAAAAGTCTTATGGCATGTGGATGGTACCTCCGGACATTGGCACAAAGGTATTGTGCGTTTTTGCTGAAGGCGACCTCAATATGGGATATTGGATAGGATGTATTCCAGAAGATTATATGAACTTTATGATTCCAGATGGTCGTGCAAGTACTGAACGTACTACAGATAATACACCACCGAATCTAAAAGGTGCAAAACTTCCGGCCGGCGAATATAACAAAAAAGTTGAAAAGGGTGAGCTAGTTGATCCCACCCTTTTCAACAAACCTTATAACAAAGACTTTACAAATGTTTTAGAATCACAAGGTTTAATATTTGATGAAGTCCGTGGAACAACAACATCGAGCGCACGTCGTGAACTCCCTAGTGCTGTGTTTGGAATTAGCACTCCGGGTACTAGAGACAGACGTCCGGGTTCACCAAAATTTGAAGTTGGCGCTGCGCCCGAAAAACTGAACATTCCTTATAATAGATTAGGTGGATCTAGTTTTGTTATGGATGACGGCGATGCAGCATTTATTAGAAAAACACATGCTGAAGACGGTCCTCCTGTTTATGTTAACAAAGAAATTGGCGATGAAGGCGGTGACGAAACTATTCCTCAGAATGAGTTATTACGTTTTAGAACAAGAACCGGGCATCAAATATTACTACATAATTCAGAAGATTTAATTTATATTGGTAACAGTAGAGGAACAGCTTGGATTGAAATTACCAGTGACGGTAAAATTGACATTCATGCAGATGATAGTATTAGTATTATGACGGATAATGATTTAAACATTACTGCTGAACGAGATATTAATTTTGAAGCTGGCCGAAACATTAATATGAAAGCAACTGCACGTTATAGTAAAGGCGGCGAAACTGATTCTAGAGGTTTAGAAAGCGGTAGAATACAGTTTGAGGCACAGCATAATTATAATTTACAAGTTGGAAAAGATTCAAAAATTACAGTTGGTAGAGATCAGCATGTAGGTGTTGGTAGAGATCATTATAATTCTAATGGAAGATTTTTTCATCTTAATAGTGGACAAGATAATAGATTAAGTACCCAAGGATCTACACATATTTCTAGTTCTAGAGAACACAGAGAGACTGCAACATATATTCACATGAATGGACCAACTGCTGCACCTGCTGCAAAAGCACAACCAGTTGATCCTTTGTCAACAGTTACGTTACCATATACATTTCCTGGCAGTTTTACACCAGTTGCTTATCAAAGTATTCTTACAAGATCTCCGCAACACGAACCATGGCCACATCATGAAAATATGGATCCATTGTCGTATAAAAAGTCTGAAACAGATAGAGAAGCGCCCGGCGGACTACCGACAGCAGACAGGGTTATTACTCCTGATACGTTTGCTAAAAACAAAGGTAATCGAAATTGTAGTGCATATGTTGCAGGAAGCGGCGGCAACCTAAGTTCAGGTAATGTTGATAGTAGAGCCGGCGGCACTGGCAGCGGGACAGGAACAGCGCCACGGAGCAATTATAGTTCATCTGTAACACTACCAGACGATGGAACTTATCGTTTAGGAACACTTAGCGCACAGTATGAATCGGGCAGAGATGGTCCTATTGCTATTGGTTGGGATAGCACAGGCGGTTGGAGTTATGGACAATATCAGCTTGCTGCAAAGACAGGTGCTATGGGAGAATATTTGTCATGGGCTCAAACAAATGCTCCGCAAGTCTATCAAGCATTATCAAATGCTGGAGGCGACAGCGCCGCAAGACAAGGTACAGACACATTTAAAAATACTTGGAAAACATTAATGGCAGATGCACATGCTGCTGAATCGCAGCACGAATACATTGCTAACAAATACTATGGAGGCGGCCTACGATCAATTAGAAGTAGAACCGGTGTTGATTTATCTTCTAGAACTCCAATTGTAGCTGATGTAATTTGGAGTACAAGTGTCCAACACGGCGCAGGCGGATGTGCAAGAATATTTGAACGTGCATTCCAATCATTAGGAACAACTAATCCTAGCGATCAAGCAATTATTGAAGCAGTATACAGTGAACGAGGAGCAGAAAACGGACAACGATATTTTGGTAGAAGTACTCCTAATGTTAGAGCAAGTTGTGTTAGGCGATTCCAAAACGAAAAGGCAGATGCATTACGATATCTAGCACAGTATCAAGAATCCGCTCCACGTCCTACACTTACAGCTGGCGACACTGTAGATAGTAATACTCCTACAGTAGGTTAAATACAGTATGAGCGAATTAGAAAAAAATTTATATAAACGAGTTACTGTACCAGCAGTGCCTAAAACTGAATCTGCATCTAGAGCATACCGTGGATTTTCCACAGTATATTCAAATACAAATGATTGGACAGTATACGATTTTGAACTTGTAAAGCAAGATCTTATAAATCATTTTCATATACGCCAGGGAGAAAAATTATCAGATCCAGAATTTGGATGTATAATTTGGGACTTACTATATGAGCCATTTACACAAGAAGTGCAAACTGCTATTATTGAAAATGTAACTCAAATTGTTAATTATGATCCCCGACTACAAGTAACAGAAGTAGTAGTTGATACCTACGATCAAGGTATACAAGTTGAAGCAAGTGTAGTGTTTTTAAACTATAATATTGCTGATACAATGCGTTTTAAGTTTGATCAAAACAATGGCTTAAATTAAATACTCGGTTTATAAATCAGATAAATATCTAAGTATAGAAGGAAGTGCCATGTCATCAACAGATAGACAGTCTAGATTACTAGTAGCTGAAGATTGGAAACGCATTTATCAGACCTTTAGAAATGTAGATTTCCAAAGTTATGATTTTGATAATTTACGCAGAACAATGATTAATTATCTGCGTCAAAATTATCCTGAAGATTTTAACGATTATATTGAATCTAGTGAATTTTTAGCATTAATAGATATGATTTCATATCTAGGACAAAATTTAAGTTTCCGTATTGATTTAAACGCAAGAGAAAATTTTCTTGAAACAGCAGAACGTCGAGAATCAATTCTCCGTCTTGCTCGCATGCTTGCTTACAATCCAAGACGTAATCAGCCTGCCAACGGCTTATTAAAAATATCAACAGTTAAAACTACAGAAACAATATTTGATTCAAACGGTATTAACTTAGCAAATACTGTTATTAAATGGAATGACCAGTCAAACACAAATTATTTTGAACAGTTTATTAAACTTCTAAATGCAGCACTCCCTGTACAAAATACAATTGGTAACCCTTTAAAAACAGCAACTATTAGCGATGTAGTTACACAGCAATATAGATTTAATTCAATTAATACCAAACAAGCGTTATATCCTTTTACAAAACGTATTGAAGGGTCAACTACTAGATTTGAAGTTGTTAGTTCCGATATACAAAATCAAACAATTGTTGAAGAACCGCCACTGCCTGGTAATAGTCCTGCATTCTTGTTTAGAGACGATGGACAAGGTGCAGCAAGTACAAATACTGGTTTCTTTATGCATTTCCGTCAAGGCAAACTTGAAGAAGGTGCATTCAACATATCAAATCCTACACCTAATCAAGCAGTATCTATTGACAGCACTAACATCAATGACAGTGATGTTTGGCTTTATAGTGTAGATGATGCAGGCGTAGAATTGTCAAACTGGACTAAAATTGATTCTGTAGAAGGTAATAACATTATCTATAATAATCTGTTTCAGGGAATAAAAGATGTATTTGCTGTCAGTACTAGAGTAGGCGATAGAATTAGTCTTATTTTTAGTGACGGTGTATTTGGTAATCTTCCTAGCGGAAATTTTAAAACTTATTATAGAACTAGTGCAAACAAATCAATGGTTGTTAGTCCTAGTGCAATTGGCAAAGTTGATATTGAAATAAGATATCAAGGTAGAAATGGCAATAGAGAAACTTTAACACTAGGATTAGAGTTAAAATACACAGTTGCTAATTCAAATACAAGTGAATCTAATGACGAAATTAGAACAAATGCTCCTGCTACATATTATACTCAAAATAGATTAATTACTGGTGAAGATTATAATATCGGACCGCTTGCTATTAGCCAAGATATTATCAAAACTAAAAGCACTAATAGAATTAGTGCAGGAATAAGCAGATATTTTGATCTNAAAGACACTAGCGGAAAATATAGTAACACAGACTTATTTTCTACAGATGGCATTATATATAAAGAAGAGTTTATCGAAAAAACTAAATTTAGTTTTAATACTCAAAGTGATATTGAAGGCATAATCAATAACACTGTTGAAAATATACTGTCGACTACATATATGAGAAATTTTTATCTAGATAAATTTCCTAGAAATATTGTAAGTGATCTAAATATTAGCTGGAAAGCAGCAACTACAGCAACAAATAACTTTACAGGCACATTGACAGATATTGATGATGTGGTAGTTGCAGTGGGTTCTTTTACTGCAAATAGTTTAAAGTTTGTTGAAGCAGGATCGCTAGTTAAATTTGTAGCACCAACTGGGTCATATTTTGATGCCAATAATAACATTGTAGTAGGAACTCCTGTAAAAAAGAATACTAAAAGTTATATCTGGACAAAAATAATAAGTGTTCAAGATGACGGAAAATTAATTGACGAAAACGGCTTTGGAGCAATTACTATTAATGATAATGTTCCAACAGGCGCTCTACTACAAGAAATTGTTCCAAAGTTTAGTAGAGCACTAACTGATGATATTAAAGCACAATTAATTGATCAAACATTTAACTATAATGATTATGCATTAAGATATGATGCTACTGCTAGACAGTGGAAATTAGTTCTTGCAGAAAATATTAACATATCAAATGCATTTGCTGTTGGTAAAACAGGAGATGTTAGTGGACAGAATCTCGATGCAAGTTGGTTATTAAATTTTAAAACTGATGGACAAACATATGAAATAACATATAGAAATTTGCGGTTTGTATTTGAAAGTGATACTCAAATCAAATTTTTCTTTGATAGTGCAGACAAGGTTTACGATACTAATACAGGTAAGACTTATAGAGATAAAATTGATATCTTAAATATTAATAACAAGCAAGGGTCGACTGATTCGTTTACTAGAGATTTTACTTGGTCCATCCAAGATGCATACAGAGATGCTGAAGGCTACGTTGATACTAAAAAAATTATAGTTACATATTTAGATTCAGACGATGACGGCGTAGTTGATGATCCTGAGCTGTTTAGTATATTAGTTGATTATAGTAATGAAGAAATTGACAGTGAAGATAAAATAATTTTTCAAAAGAGATATTATACAACAGACGGCGTAGAAAGCTATAAGTATTTTCCAAACGAATCTAATACTGTATTAATTGTAGCTAATGAATCAGCAATTGCTCCATATAGTGCAAGAACAGAAGGACAAGTATTTTATCTACTTGAAGAAAAGGTGTTTAAAATTTTAAACAAGTCTCTTAATAATACGTCTTTAAATATTGATTATAAAGCATATGAAGGCAGAGCAAATTTAAAGTTTCACTATTCTCATGTTGCTGATAGCAATTATAGAATAGATCCGGCAGTAAGTAATATTATTGATACNTTTGTTTTAACAAAGTCTTATGATGTGCAACTTAGAAGATGGCTTAAAGAAGAAAACACAATTAAACCACTTCCGCCAAGTAATGACGAANTATATAGATCATTTGGATCTAAACTTAATGCAATTAAGTCTATAAGTGATGAAATAATATATCATCCTACACAGTATAAAATATTATTTGGTAGCAAAGCAAATTCTGATTTGCAAGTAACTTTTAAAATTGTAAAAAATAGCGAATTAGTTACAAACAATAATGAACTCAAAGCTGATATTATTAGTGCTATTGATAAATTCTTTGCACTTGAAAATTGGGACTTTGGCGAAACGTTTTACTTCCAAGAATTAAGTACATATGTGTTATCTCAATTAAGACCAAAATTAGTTAGCTTTTTGATGGTACCTAAACAAGAAACACAGTCATTCGGTAGTTTGTTTCAAATCAAATCAGAACCAAACGAAATATTAATCAGTGGTGCAACAGTTAATGATATTCAAATCATTGACGAAATTACCGCAGCATCTCTTCANGCATCAGGAAATGTTATCCAATCGTCTGATAATACAAATTATACGGAAATAAAAAGCAGTGCAAGTACTGGAACTACATATTCAACTACAAATACATCAACAGGTGCCAGTAGTTCAACAAATTCAACAGGTGGAGGCTATAGCTACTAATGGCTAATAATGATCAAAACGAAACCAATCAAGGTAACAGTAAAGTTACTAGTAGTGATTTTCTTCCTAAGTTTTTTAGAACCACAGCAAACCAAAAGTTTTTACAAGCAACGCTAGACCAGTTAATACAACCGGGCGAAGCAGAAAAAATTGAAGGTTANTTTGGTAGAAAGACTGCTAAAGCATATACAACTAATGATAATTACATTTCTGACGTATCTGATNATAGAGAAAATTATCAACTAGAGCCTGCTCTAATTTCTAAAGACGAGTTTAATAATGTTACTTTTTATAAAGACTACAATGATTATATTAACCAATTAAAAGTATTTGGCGCTGACACTAGAGATCATAGTATATTAAATAGTCAAGAATTTTATAGTTGGAACCCAAATATTGATTGGGATAAGTTTGTAAACTTTCGTGAATATTACTGGTTGCCAAACGGTCCTCAAACAGTAAATGTTAGAGGACAAGCAAGGTCAGTAACTAGCACGTATACAGTAACACTAGAAGATCAAGGTGACAATAAAGCATATGTGTTTAACGATGGATTAACAAGAAATCCTACACTTAAACTTTATAGAGGACAAACATATAGATTTGAAGTAGATGTTCCAGGACATCCGGTTGCATTTGCTATTAGTAGAACATTTACACCAGGTACAGCNATTCTTGTTGCAGGTTCTGAAGGCATTAGGTCTAATGGAATATATGANGGNACATTGTATGATGAAGTTGATGCTAATTATGATTTAGGAGATTTTGTTGTTCTTCCTAGCGGTGGCAGTGTGTCTTTTGATGAAGACGAAAATGTAAGCACAATTTATTCAGACGGCATTCGCAAGTTAGGCGAAGAAGGCGAAGAAGTTGCTACGGTATATCTTGAAAAAGGCGTTATAGAATTTACAATTCCAGACAANGCACCTGATAGATTATACTACATCAGTAAAAATAATATTGATACTAGTGGATATGTTAGAATAGCTGATATTGAAGAAAATACATTCTTAGATATTGCCGCAGAAATTATTGGTAAAAAGAATTATACAAGTGCAAATGGTGTTGAACTATCTAATGGAATGAAAATTAGATTCCAAGGCGATGTTACACCTGCAATATATAACACTAATGATTGGTATGTAGAAGGCGTCGGAGATAAAATTAAATTAATCAAAGATGTTGACTTAATTATTCCAGCAGTATATTCAGATAAAGTATTAGTTCCGTTTGGAACAGATGCATTTGATACACTTCCTTTTAGTGATGCTACAAGTTATGCAGCGAATAAAGATTATCTTGTTATTAACCGTTCAAGTCCTGACAAAAATGCATGGAGTCGTTATAATAAATGGTTCCATAGAACTGTAATTCGAGCAAGTGCTACATATAATAACACTGAATTATCTCTTGATGAAGCATCGCGAGCAAAGCGTCCAATTATTGAATTTGAAGCTGGTTTAAAACTAAACAAATACGGAAGTTTTGCAAAGCAAGATGTTGACTTAATTGATACTGTTACTGTTGATGCATTTTCAAATATACAAGGACAAATTGGATACAGAGTAGATGGTACCAACTTAGCAGAAAATATGAGAGTGCTGTTTACAGCAGATACTGACATATTAGTTAATGGTAAAATTTATCTTGTTAAGTTCATTACCATTGGTAATAAAAGACAAATTAATTTGGTCGAAGCTGAAGATACTAATCCAAATGTTTTAGAAACTGTGTTAGTTACTCAAGGTGTTAAAAATGCTGGTAAAAGTTACTATTATGACGGTACGTCTTGGAAATTAGGACAAGAAAAAACAAAATTAAACCAGCCACCATTATTTGAAGTATTTGATATTGATAAAAATAGTTTTAGTGATTCTACAGCATATAGTGCAACAACATTTGCTGGCACAAAATTGTTTAGTTATAGAGAAGGTGCTGGAACAATTGATGCTGAATTAGGATTTCCATTATCATATAGGAATATCAATAACAGTGGCGACATTGTGTTTGATTTTAATTTATTAACTGATAAATTTTCTTATGAACTAGGAACAGATTATTATAATAAATCAATCAATCCAGGCTTTATTAAAAAATATAAAAATTTAACCGAGTTTGAGTGGACCAATGGTCTAACAAACAAGCCTAAAAAGAGTATACAAAAAGTACTACGTCAGTATGATGTAACAGAAGACGAGTTACAAACTTTTGAAATAGACGTGTATAGCGAAGCCGGCACGCTCACTGATATAGTTGTTAATGTATTTGTTAATAATAAGCTAACAAAAGATTATGTGTTAGACAGAACTAATAAAAAATTATTAGTAGTATTTAATAATGAACTAAAAGAAAATGACATTGTTCTTATCAAAACAAAAACATCTCAAGCAAAGAAAAATGTTAATGGGTATTATGAATTTCCGATTAACTTTGAACGTAATCCAAAAAACGAAGACTTTAGTGAATTTACACTAGGTGAAGTTATTGATCATGTCGACACAATGATTGAGGATTTACAAGATTTTTCGGGCGAATATCCTGGAAAAAGCAATCTTAGAGATTTAGGAGATGTTGATAATTACGGAAAGCGTTTTGTTAAGCATAGCGGATCTATCAACTTATCTGCTTATCATATTACTAACAAAAAATATAATCTAGTTAAGTCATTAGATTATAGCAGAAGAGAATATGCTAGATTTAAAAGAAACTTTTTAGACGCAGCAGTAAACTTAGGAGTAGAAACTGAAACTAAGCAGCATGTTGATTTAATATTACAAGATTTAAATAAAGACAAATTAAAAACCGAACCGTTTTATTTTAGTGATGCACTTGGATACCAATCTGCTAACATTATAGAATATGAAATCTTAGATGTTCGTACAAAAAGTTATGCATTATCTCAAGAATTTAATCTTTCAGAATTGTCAACTAGAAGTGTAAATGTCTATATAAATGGAACACAACTAATCCATGGTGTCGATTACAATTTTAATAATGTTGGATTTGTAGATATTTTTGCTGACTTTATTAAAGAAGGTGACAACCTAACAGTTTATGAATATTCAACTACAGATGGTACATTTATACCACCAACACCTAGTAAGTTAGGATTGTATCCTGCTTATGCACCTGAAATAACGTATGACGATACTTTTAGGCCAGCGCCTGAAAATGTTCCAGTTGACGGAACTGCTTATAAAATTTATGCACAATCAGAAGAAGGATTTAATGCAGAAGGTAAAATAGGCTGGTTCTATCCTTTATATACAACTATAGCCGCTGCAAAAGCAGCAGATATTGATGCTGGAGGAACCGGCGCTGCACATCAACATATGTTTAAAGGATCTAATATAATTCTTTACATGCCAACTGTTGGTGCAAACCATGCAACTATTGACACTACAATTTACGATGAATATCCAATTGGGCAAGCAATGGTAAGAGGACATGACGGAAGTTATGTTAGATGTTATCAAGATTTTAGAGATAATCTATTAGTTGAATTAGAAAAACGTTTATTTAATAATATTAAAGTTACTTACAATTCAGATATTTTTAACGTTCATAAATTTATAGGCGGCGAGTATAGAAATAGTGATTATACTAGAGAAGAAGTCAATAGTAGTTTATTAAGGACATTTGCAGATTGGCTGTCAATCATTGATAATGATTACACAGATAATTATTTTTATCTTAGACAAGACGAGTTTACGTTTAATTACAACTCGATGAAATCTACAAATGGCAATACTCTTCCTGGATTTTGGAGAGGCATATATCAAAATGCATTTGATACTGACAGACCTCATACACATCCTTGGGAAATGCTAGGATTTACTGTAAAACCGAGTTGGTGGAATGAAGTATATGGTCCTGCTCCTTATACTGGAGATAACTTACTGTTATGGGAAGATTTAGAACAAGGCAAAATTGCCGAACCTGGAAACATAAGATATAATAATAATTATGTTCGTCCTGGATTAACTAATCATATACCTGTAGACAGTTTAGGCTTTTTAAAAAGTCCACTAAGATCAAATTTTCTTGATAACTTTGAATTAAGATCAACAAGTAACAATTTTAGTTTTGGTGACTGGGCTCCTGTTGAAAATGCATGGCGCCGCAGTGCAGAATATCCATTTGCTGTATTAACTTCGATGGTACTTAATAAACCTGCCGAAACAATTGGCATTGGCTTTGATATTAGTAGAATACAAAAGAATTTTGCAAATCAATATATCTATAATCCTACTAGTAAAGTACTTCAAATAGAAGAATTGCTTTTACCTAATACAGTTCAGTCTTCACAGCGTGTAATGACAGCAGGCTTAGTAAACTATGTTTCTAATTTAATTTCGAGTAATGTATTAAAGGTATATGAAGATTACAAAACAGAACTAAAATCGTTATCTAATCAATTAGGATTGAAGATTGCTGGTTTTACAGATAAAGATAAAGTAAATGTGATACTAGACAGTAGAAGCATTGTTGAAGATCAAAGTCAAGACGGCGTTTTTGTTCCAGCAGAAAATTATGATGTGTTTTTAAACACAAGTTCTCCAACTGATTTAATTACTTACAGTGGCATTGTTGTAGAAAAATTAGCTAACGGGTTTGTTGTAAGGGGCTACAGTAAAAATAATCCATATTTTGATTATTATGAACCTAGTGCATCTGCTAAGTCGCCTGTAATAACTGTAGGCGGNGTTAGTGAAGTNACTACAGAGTGGCAGTCTAATACTCCATACCTTAAAGGACAAGTAATTGATAATGCAGGAAAGTATTTTAGAGTTAATACTTCATTTACTACCGGAACTACCTTTACTAGAGAAAATCTATCTCAGCTATCATCATTGCCAGTAGTTGGCGGCAAAAGCGCTGAGTTTAAAAAGAATTTTAACAAACAACAAATTCTTAGAGTACCGTATGGCCACAGATTTTCAACAAGTCAAGAAGTTGTTTCTTTCATGCTTGGATACAACGAAAGATTAAAAGACTTAGGATTTAATTTTAATAATACACAAGACGGATCACAAATTGATGATTGGAATGATGCTGCTAAAGAATTTTTATTCTGGACAACACAAGGTTGGGCAAGCGGCACTGTACTATCTTTAAGTCCTAGTGCCAACAGATTACAGTTTGATAAACCGTATCATGTTGTCGACGACTTATCTGACCCGTTTTATGGATATTCAATACTTGATGAAAATGCAAACCCTTTAGATCTTAAGTTTAATAGTATGTTAAGAGATCAAAACAGTTTTGGTATTGAAGTTGTTAATACAGATCACGGTCTTTATCATGTAGCATTACCAGTAGTTCAAAAAGAACATGTTGTATTGTTTGATAACAAGACAGTATTTAATGATATCATTTATCAACCATCAACTGGTTATAGACAAGAAAGATTAAAAATTAATGCATATAGAACAGACAAT